GCCGGCGCTGGCCGAGCAGTTCCACGTGGCCGGCGACGAGGGCTGGCGGCTGAGCCAGGGCGAACGCCAGCAGCGCGAGCTGATCAAGCAGTCCATCCATCTGCACCGCAGCAAGGGCACGCGCTGGTCTTTGCAGCAGGTGCTGGCCACGCTGGCGCTGTCTGGTCAGATCAGCGAATGGTTCGAATACGCCGGAAAACCTTATCACTTCAAGATCCGGATCGACTTGGCCGCGCGCGGCATCGACGCCGCCACGCTGACGGCGCTGGAGGCGATGATCAACGAATACAAGAACGCCCGCTCGGTGCTGGAACGGCTGGCATTGGTGTTGAGCAACCGCAGCGCTGTGCCAATGTTGGCGCTGGCCACTCAAGTGGGCGAGCTGGCCACGGTCTACCCGTTCCAGCCCGAATCACTGCAACAGCGCGCCAGTTTGAACGTGGCGCTGGCGTATGCCAGCGTCGAGACGGTCACGCTTTATCCCACAGCATGAGATCCCTAGAACCCTTCCCAGGAGCAATCGATGGCCAATGAGTTTTTCACGCTTCTCACCGCCAGCGGCAAGGCCAAGCTGGCGGCGGCGCAAGCAAACGGCGCGCCGCTGCAGATCAGCCAGATGGCGGTTGGCGACGGCGACAACGGCGGCTACTACACGCCCAGCGAGAGCCAGACCGCGCTCAAGCACGAAACCTGGCGCGGCGCGCTCAACCACTTGGCGGTGGACCCGAACAATCCCAACTGGGTGGTGGCGGAAGCGGTGCTGCCGGATACCGTGGGCGGCTTTTACATCCGCGAGGTGGGTTTGTTCGATAGCCGCGGCGATCTGATCGCCATCGGCAAATTCCCGGAGAGCTACAAGCCGCTGTTGGCGGCTGGCTCCAACAAGCAGCTTTATGTGCGGATGATTCTGGAAGTGTCCAACACTGCGGCGGTGACGCTGCTGGTGGACCCCAGCGTGGTATTGGCCACGCGCACTGCGGTGGATCAGCGCATCGCAGAGGAACTGGCGAAGCGGGATTTGCCCCTGGTCGCTTTGCCGCTGCCCTGCGTGGCGACGGCGGACAACAAGATGGCGGTGACCGCGGCCGCGGTGGCGGGCCAGGGCGGCACGGTGTCGGTGCCGGCCGGGGTCGCCGTCAGCCTGGGACAGGAAACCCAGGCCGGCAGCGGCAAGGCGGGGACCTTTGTCAGCAGCGCCTGGACCAGCCCGGTATTGGCGCCCGGCAGCGAATATTTTCTGCGTGCTCAGTTGGTGTCAGGTGTCTTGACTTGTTATGTGCAGAAGGGGGCGTTGACGGATGTGACGCCGGCGTCTTTGAAGGGCGTGGCCAATGGGACGGTTGGCGGTGGTTTTTTCTCCACGGCCTTGGATGTCTGCTTGGCCAGGGTGATCACTGGCGCGGCCGGCAGCGTCCCGGTGGTGCAGAAAGTGATCAATCGCGGCGCAAGCAGTTGGTCCGCGACGATGAATGGTTCCGGCACCGTCTATCTGCCGTTCGATCCCTTCATCAAGACCGGGCGGATCACCGCCTCGACGATTACGCCGCATCCTACGCAGATTTCGCAAGTCAGCCACGGCAGCGGAGGCTGGACGGGCGCGGCCTATTGGTTGGGTTATCCCAGCGGAACCGGGGGCGCTACGGCGAACACGTCCAGTTACTTGAACTGGACGGGGCCCGCAGCCGTGCTCATCACTTCCAATAACGTGGTGGGCGACGCGGTGGTGTCCACCTGTACCGGCATGTTCGAGCACATCGCCGGCAAGTCGATGTGGCAGGTTTTGCAGATGGAGCATCAGATCGGCGACGCCACCGGCGCGAATGGCGATGAGCATTTGATGGGAGAGGGCACCAAGAATCTGTTGCCCGCCGATTACGACAACGGCTTGGCCATCAGTTACAGCAACTGTGTCAATGCCTTGCTGACCTGGGAGGTGGTGCGATGAGGATTGTGGAAAATCTGTTGTCTTACGATGGCGAACTGCGTCCGGCGCAGCCTTCCGCCGATCATGCGTGGACTGGTGCGGAGTGGCGGTTTGACGCGGCCCTGCAAGCCGAGCGGCTGGAGCAACACAAACTGGCGCAGTGCGCGCGCTTGGACGCCGAGGCGGACGCGATCGCCAACTGGCATGCGATTTCCCCGCCGCGGCTGGTTGAATACCAGCGCGCCGCCGCTGAGGCACAGGGGTTCAAGGACGCCGGCTACAAGGGCGAGGCGCCGCCGGCGGTGCGTTCCTGGGCCGAGGCCAAGGGCTGGGACGGCCAGCAGGCGGCGGACAGCATCCTGGCCAAGGCGGCGGCCTGCGAACAGGCGCTGTACGCAATCCGCGACGCTCGGCTGAAGGGCAAGGAAGCGGTGCGTCAGGCCTCGGACGAGACGGCGGCGCGCACGGCGGCCGACGAGGCGGTGTCCCAACTGCGGCAACTGGCTGCGGGAGACTTCGCCGCCACTGCGCCGGAGGCCGAAGCCGGCCGCGCCGGCGGTCTGTTCAAGTTCTTTTCCAAACGGCTTTAAAAGCCGCCGGCGGCATGATGGCGGATCATGTCGTCATCCGCTCCCTCTTCTGCGCCCCGCGACGGCCGCGCCAGGCCGCCGCGCTCCATTCAAGGACGTTCTCCCATGACCCCAGACTTGCCCAAGTTCATCGATGACGACCCGCATCTCGTCACCGCCGAACTGATCGACGCCTACCAGAAAATGAGCGGCAAGACGCTCTACCCCGGCCAGGTGGAGCGTTTGCTGATCGATCTGATCGCCTATCGTGAAAGCGTGGTTCGAGCCGCCTTCAACGATGCCGGCCGCCAAAACCTGGTGGCTTTCGCCCGCGCGCCGATGCTGGACTACCTGGGCGAGCTGGTCGGTGTCAGCCGGCTGCCGGCCCAGCACGCGCGCTGTACGGTGCGCATTGCTTTCGCTCAGTCGCTGGCGCTGGCGCAGGTGATCCCGGCGCAGACCCTGGTGGCCGGCGGCGGCGTGCAGTTCCAGACCCTGGCCAGCCAGATCGCGCCGGCCGGCAGCACCAGTATTGACCTGCCTGTCAGCGCGACGGAGGCGGGGGCTGCGGGCAATGGCTTCGTGCCGGGCCAGATCAACACTTTGGTGGATGAACTGGAGGTGGACGCCAGCGTGGTCAATATCGACACCAGCGCCGGCGGCGCCGACGCGGAGGACGACGAGCGCCTGCGCGCGCGGATCCGACTGGCGCCGGAGTCCTTCAGCGTGGCCGGCAGCGCCGCCTCCTATCGCCACCACGCGTTGCGCGCGCATCAGGACATCGCCGATGTGGCGGTGATCAGCGCCAGCCTGCAACAGCAGAACGGCGAACTGAAAAGCGCCAACCAAGTGCCGCCCGGCGTGGTGCGCTTGTACCCGCTGACCAAGACCGGCATGCCGCCGGACAGCCTGCTCAGCGTGGTGGCCGCCGCGTGCAGCGCAGACCGGGTGCGGCCGCTGACGGATCTGGTGGAGGTGCTGGCGCCGGAGGATTACGGCTACCGGGTACGCGCGCGGCTGACGCCGTATCGCGATGTCGATCCTAAAACCGTGCAGCAGCAGGCGCAGGCCGCTGTCGGCGCCTTCGTGCAGGCGCAGGCGGAGCGGCTGGGCCGCGACATCGTGCCGTCGCAGCTGATCGCGACCCTATCAGTGCCCGGCGTTTATCAGGTGACTTTGCTTGAGCCGGCCGCCACCCAAGTGGTGCCGCCGCAGGGCTGGTCGCACTGTACCGACATCCAACTGGAAATGGCGGGAGGCCAGGATGGCTGACGTGACCCCTAATCTGCTGGCGCGCGACGCGCGTTTCGGTCCGCTGGCCCGGCTGAGCGAACGGCTGGGCGACATCGATCCAGGAGGCCTGTTGGTTTATCTAGTGGACGCGGCCAAGCCGGAGCTGCTGCCCCTGCTCGCCGAGCAATTCCATATTGACGGCGACGAAGGTTGGCTGCTGACCCAGAGCGAACAGCAACGCCGAGATCTGATCAAGCAGAGCATAGAACTGCATCGCCACAAGGGCACGCCCTGGGCATTGCGCGAAGTGTTCCGCATCCTCGGCGTGACGGTGGAACTGGAGGAGTGGTGGCAGCGTCAGCCGCCGGCCGCGCCCTACACCTTCGAGCTGACCGCTTGGGCGAACGACAATTTGCTGCCCGGCCAGGCGTTGCTCAACCCCGATCTCTATCGCCGCTTGCGGCGCATGGTGGAACTGGCCAAGCCGGCGCGGAGTACCTACCGCTTCAAATTGGGCGCGCGTTTCAACGACCGCTTGGGCTTGGCATCGGCCGCTCAGGCGCGTGCGTTGATCCGCCGTTGCGCCGAGGCCGCGCCGATGCGGCTGTCGCCGTTGCAGCCGCTGGCTCTTTCATCCGCCGCGCAAATTTATAGCGTGGTTCACGTCACCATGGAGGCATCGTTGTGAGCACCCCTTTAGTACCTCTTATCACCGCGGCCGGCCTGGCCGCAATCTGGCGCGCCAGCAATGACGGCGTGTCCGCGCAGATCACCCACATCGCCTTGGGCGACGGTGCTTACGCGCCGACGCAGGGCCAGACCGCCTTGCGCAGCGAACAGGCGCGCTACCCCATCGCCGGTGGTGAACGGCTGGGCAATACCCAGATCCACCTG